TATATTTTAACATAGAATTAGGAAAACGTGCTTTTAATAATATAGTTTTTAATAAAGGAATATTACCACAAATATAATTCAGTTTATCCATATTCCTGTTAACTAAATCTCTATATATCATCATTTGAGTTTTATATAATTGACCTATAGATAAAAAACAATAAAGCATCCCTCTAAATAATCCATTTAATGAAATATCTTTAATTCTATCCTGTTCATAATATCTTTTTGCTTCTTTTATATCATATTCAGTAATAATAAAATCACTCATTATTTCTTATCCTTTATTTGTTTTATTTTATCTTTTGCTTTTTCTTCCATCTTAAATAAAACTACATCTATTGTTTCATTTGTTATTTCTTTTAAAACTTCTTTTATTGTATTAGTAGTATTATAATATGGTTCACTGTATTTTATAAGTAAATCAATTAATATTTTATGTTTTACAATAAAATACATAGAAATTATTATTCCTACTAATCCTATAAAAATAAGAATAATACCAAAATTAAAAGAGATAAATTTATTTATTTTAAATAACATAGGATTATAATTAAATACTACAGAAGAAGAAAAAAATAAACCCATTATAAATACAATAAAACTTATACAAACACCTATACAAAATATTATAAGAGTAGTTGTCTTTTTTATTTTATCTTTATTCATTTTCATTTTTAAAAGTTTTCTTCCATATAAAAGATAAATAACCTATTAAAGTATCTTTATCAATAATTTCAATTCCTGTATTATTTACTAATTTAAAACCATAAGATTTACTTTGTTGATTTATCCAATTATCAACAAATCTACTTAACAACTCATTGTATTCTTTCTGATCTATTATTATTGCTATTTTCATGTTATATTTCCTTTTTTATTATGTATCATTTGTAATTTTTTTAAACTGTCCATTTTATCAAATAAATCAGTATTGTTTTCATCTATATAAATAGTTTGTATTTTCCATTTATCAAAACTGTTATTCTGATTTAAAGAATTCATAAATTTAATAGCAGTCTCTTTACATATATATAATCCTTTATCACAATTATCATTTTTATTTGTTATAAGATATAATGTAAGTATCATATTATTTCTCCTTTCTAAATAACTTTTTAAAACAATCCCATTCCATTATTACAATTGGATTATGAAAAGAATTACTTTTATGTACTATAATCCATTCAGTACCTTTTATCATATTATTTTTTACTTGTCGTATAGTACCTTTTAAATTTAATGTTTTACCGCTTTTACACTCAATACTATAAGGAAACTTTTTTATAATTTCTTCATTTCTAAATACAATGTCATTTCCAGGTTGTCCCATTTCCCTGCTATGAATAGGACATTGATCATTTTGTTGATTATATTCAATATTTAATATATCAGCTATTTTTTGACATACCCATTTTTGTAAATTACGTGCATTACTTTTTCTACTTTGTATTTTAGTCGGTGGTTTTAATACTTTTTTTAATCTTTGAAAAAGAGACTTGCGTATTAATTTATTATCATCTGTATATAAATTCATATATTGTAAACTATCTAATATACAATTTATTTCCTTATCAGTCAATTTCACTTCTCTCATAATATTTATATACTCCTTAATTATTATATTTCTTACCTCTATTAGAACTTATACTTTGTTCTATTGCTTCCCATTTATCAATTACTCTTTTTTTCAATTCATCTTGTTTATTTTTTTCAACAATCCATTTAATTAAATCAGATCTATTTTTAGTATTATCTACATCTACTATAGCATTAAACAATTTATCATATTCTTTTTTAATATCTTTACATGAACATATCCATTCTATTATTTTATTGATTTTTTCTTTACCTTTTAAACCGTCTGCCGGATACCAATCTTTATATGCACTTTCCCATTCTTTATTTGAACGAATTAAAATCAATAAATCTTTTAAAGAAACATTTTGATTTTCATTATTATCAATAATATCATTATCAATATTCCATTTTATTTTATTTGCAGCATTTAATAATTTACCATCTTTTCCTCTTAAATCATAAAGAAAATCTAAGTTACTACCTATATCATCAATACCGTAATCAAATAAAATAGGAAATGTAACTTTTCTAAATGGTCTGGGTGTCTTATTCTTTTTTACATATGCTTTTACAATATAACCAATCACTCTTTCCTTTCTTTTTATTTCCATAACATGACTTAACCATATAATCACATCTGCATAAAAATCAAGTGCTTTTCCCCCTGACCTTGTTTGTGTTTTAAACATAGAATTTATTTTATCCCTTGTTTGTGATATCATAATAAGTAGACTATTTGTTTTTACATTATATGGTTTTATTTGTGGAAAAAATTCTTGACTAAGTACTTTTGCTTTTTCTATTTTATAAGATCCTTTTTCTTTTTCATTTTCTTTTTTTTCTTTTTTAAAAGCATTATATTTTTTAGTACCTAAATTATTTATTTCATCAGAAGATAAACCGTCTAAAGAATCTACAATATACACACCTTGTTTTTTATCTTTTAAAGAAGTATAAAACTTTCTACAATTACAATATAAATCTTGTATCGTTTCACTTTTTATATTTTCATCATCTGATATTATTTCTAAACCATATAAATTATTTGTATCAAATGTGAATCCACTTTCACAATCATCATATACCCATTTTAAATTCTTTTTATATTGATAAAAAGCAGATACCAATATTTCAATAGCTATAAAAGTTTTACCTGAACCAGTATCACCAACTATATTTACAATTGAACCTTCTGGAATACCAACACCTAATCCCCCACCTATAGCCAAGTCAAGCAATGTACATCCTGTATAATATCGTATATTATTTTGTTTCATTATATTCTATCCTTTCAATTAACGTATCTAATTTATTATTTAACAATACATAATAGTCATTTATAATTATTCCTATTAAAATTATACTAATCATTATACATAAAATTATAAACCATACAACATAAAAAATATTACATTTCATTTTCTTTTCTTCCTTTCTTTATATTCACTATATTTCTTAGTAAATTCTTTTTCATTAAAAAAACATTTTCTTAATGTTTCCATTCTTTGTATTTCAACTATTCCTTTTTTAAGAAAATAATAAATACTTGATACTGGTATATCATATTTAATAGAATAATCTTTAATACTTATAAATCCATCTTTTATTAAATTATTATAATCCAATTCAATATACTCTTTAAGTTTAAGTATATTATATTCTCTATGAAAATCATCCTCATGTACTCTTTCAAAATCATATTTGTGGGACAAATATCTAAGACCGGAAGAGGTTATCTTCCGGTCATGTTCTTTCAATAAATTAAGTGCTTCTTTTTTACTAATCCAAAGTCTATCATCATCATTTTTAAACATATTATTTTTTATTCCTCTTTTTTATTGCTGCATGTTCATCACAACATTCTTCCCACAAATCACATTTATTACATAATTTTTCTTTTTCAAAATCTTTCCCAAATACTAAATCATGAGGACATTCATCATTACTTTTACTTTTTTTATTTTTCTTTTCCTCTTTTTCTTCTTCTTCATTTTCATCATCATTACTTTTACTTTTTTTATTTTTCTTTTCCTCTTTTTCTTCTTCTTCTTCATCTTCATCATCATTACTTTTACTTTTTTTATTTTTCTTTTCCTCTTTTTCTTCTTCTTCTTCTTCATCATCATCATTATCATCTTCTTCTAAATACATTAATTTTTTTATTTCATCTTCTGTTTTTACAACTAACAAAATATCAAGTGAAACAATATTTTCCATTGCTTTTTCAACAGCTTTTTTTATATCCTTAGCATTATCAACTTCATCATTTTCTATATTTATAAATTTAAAACTTTTATATTTAAGATAACTTGATTTACCTATTTCTTCTTTTACTGCTCTAAACTTTACAATATAAATATCATTATCACCATCGGCTGAGAAATCAATAATACTTTCACCTTTAGAACATTCATTTGCTTCCTCTATAAGTTCTTTTCCAAAGTACATTTGACTTCCTGGACTAAAAAACTTTATACCTTTATCAAGATCATTAGGATCAAGTATCCAGTAATAAACTCTTCTTTTTGCTTTTATAAATGAATACTCTTTTTCTTTTCCACTATCATATAATTCCTTGGCATAATCACATAATGATTCAGATGTACCATAATTTCTATTAAGACAAAAAATATCCATTTTAGATGGTTTACTTAACATATGAACAAATACATCCATTTCAAATGCCCAATCACCAATTGATCTATGTTGCTTAACAACCATTGGATTTTTTTTCGATTGTATTTCCCATGCCAAAATTATAATTGAATTACTACCTTCTTTAATATTATAAATAGGAATATTATCTGGTAAATCAAAAATTAATTTTCTTGAGTCACCACCTCTATTATCATAACTTGTGTTATACCCTTTATCTTTCTTTTTCTTCTTCATATTATTTATTCTCCTTTCTACGTTTCTTTTCAGCCATCATTTCTTCCTTTATTTGATCTGTATTTGTATTCTTACCTTCCGGTAAAGAATAATATCCAAATCCATATAAAGAAACAAGGTTTTTTAACATAGATTTTCTATGTTCCAATGCATTTCGTTTATTATCTAAATCATTTAATTTAAATTTTAATTCAATTACTTTCTTCTTTTGCTTTATAATATCCAAATCAACTACAACTAATGCTTTAATTGCTGCATCTGTAACTTTCATCTTTTCAGGTGGATTTTCCCTATATTCTAATTCCTTACTACTTAGCAATACATCCAATTCAATCTCTGCATATTCTTTTTCTTTTTTAATATCAGATTGTTTATCATTCCAGTAATCAACTGCTACAGCTTGAATTTCACAATCCACATGTAAATTAAAACGATCTACTTTAATTACATTTTTAAAATCTTCTAAATCAATTCTACTCATAAAATTATTCTCCTTATAAAATTATTTATTTTCAACTATTGCTTTATATACCAACGGTAATAATAAAACAATAATACCATACATATGCATATCTGTAAGTCTGTTATTTATTTTATTTAATAAATCTGAAAAAATAATAGAATATAATTTATCTTTATTTTTTGTTTCTTCTTTTATTTCATTTATACCTTTCCAATACTCCTTTCTTGCTTTTTCTGAATTAGTGTATAATTCACTTTTTTCACATTCATCTACTATCTTTTTAATTGCATCTTTTTCATACATAATACACAAATCAAAAGATAAATCTTTATTTATTTGTATTTCATTTTTCATTCTATCACATAATTTTTCAAATTCCTCAATAATACTCATATTTTTATTATACCTCCTTTCTAATTCCTCAATAATACTCATATTTTTATTATACCTCCTTTCTAATTAGAATATAAAGAATCATAACAAGCCAACACTAATCCAGAAAAACCACTATTATAAAATGGTTCTATAAAATTACTCATAATAGATGCAGCTTTATTATTTTGACTTCCCTTTAATAAAACTGCTTGCATATAGCCAAGTATCATATATCTTATTTTTTCAATTTCAACCTTTTCATCTTTTAATTGATTTAATATTTCACAAACACTATTCCATGATGAATTACCATTTAATAACATATAGCCTATTTTTTTTATTTCCTTTTCATTATCCTCATCTACTCCATCCTTTATTATTTTTAATATTTTCTTTTCATCTTCCATTCCAATAATTTTTTCTAATAATACAAGTGATTTTCTCGGTGAACCATTACAATTTTCAGATACTTTTTTTAATATATTTTTATCTAATTTTCCACTTTCTTTTTTATGTACTCTTACAAGTAATTTATAAATATCATTTTCTGGTAATGAATTAAAAACATGATGAGTGCATCTGCTTTTTACTGTTTTTATTAGTTTTTCAGGATTAGTAGTGCATAAAATAAAATACACATGAGAAGGTGTATCTTCTAATGGTTTTAACATTGCATTTTGGTACTCATTTGTAGTTTTATGCACCTCATCAATAATAAATACCCATATATTTCCATCAATAGGGTATCCTTGCATTTGTTCTATTATAGATCTTGCCGTGTCAATACCTCTATTATTACTGGAATTTATTTCAACTATACCCATTTCACTTGCATGCAATTCATTGGCCATGATACGGGCAACCGTAGTTTTTCCGCATCCACTTTGTCCGGTAAATAAATACACATGGGATTTATCTTTTTTCTTTAATTCATTTTGTAGACTTTCTATAGTCTCCTCATTTCCATACATTTCATCAAATGTAGTCGGTCGATATTTTCGATATAAATTCATATTTTAATTTTCTCCTTTCTTGCACTAATTATTATATTTTTAGGTGACATAATCTTAATGTCTTCTTTAATTTTAATAATACTTTTACTATTATTTATTATTCTTTCTTTTAAATAGTAACACCAATCAACATACTTTCCTAATTTATTTTCAATAAAAGAATCATGCACATCACCACCACCACAACAAGGCATTAAAAACAAATATTCAATATTATCATTTTCACAATATATATCAATAACTTTTTCAGCTAACTTTTTACAAGGATGCACACTAACTAAAATAGTAGGAATAGATATATTTATAAATGAATTATTATATATATTTATTTCAAAAAAACCATATCTTTTAATTTTTAAATAATCATTTTTTATTCTTTTTTGTTTATCAATTCCTATAACTTCCATAACTGGTAATGTATATACACAAAATATTCCTGCTAATCCTACACCGGCACATAAATCTATTATACTATATTTCATTTTATTTTTTTCTTTTATCACTATTTCACTTACCATGTTTCTAATGGCCATTGCCTCTGTAATTTCTTTCATTGGTTTACTTCCAAAATTAGGAACTGCTTTCATAATATCATCTTTGCAATTCCATCTAAAAAATTGATCAACATAATTCATAATTTATTTCTCCTTATAATATATATTTTAATCCTAATTCTTCTATAAATTGCTCTGCATGTTTTATAGCATCAATATTTTGATCTTGCAACCATCGTATATGATTATTTATAATTTCTTTTATAACTTTTTTTGACTTTGCTTTTTTAATTAAATCAGTCTGTACAATATCCTAACCATAAAAATCTTCCCATTCAAATACCTTATGTTTTATTTCAGCAACAGTTAATGTTTTCATAATATTTATTTCTCCTTATAATATTTATATAGTTTAAAACTCTAAATAACCACAATCTTTCATTTCTGCCCAATTACCATTTATTTCTGAACTTTCTTTTTCTATCCTTAATGGTACTATTATCCATTCCCAATCTTCCCTTATTTTTTGAGTGCCATAATACCATATCATTTTATCTATAGAATTTTCATCTTCCAGTAAAATATCACCTAACATAGAATCATGAATTTGTCCTATAATATAACTATCACTAATACCTTTATTTTCCATTCTTTCCATAACATGATTTAACGTATACAATAAACAATGGAAAGCTGTTCCTTGTATTCTATAATTTATTACTTCATTATATTTCATAGGCCCATAACATCTAAAACCGGTAAATAAATCTACATATCCTTTTTTCTCATAATCTCTATATGTTTCTTTTTTCCATTCACCATATACAGAAAATGTTTCCCAAAATTTAGATTCTATTTTTTGTACATGACTTTCAAAATCTTCATATGAAATAATACCTTTACTTTTTAAATGATTTAATGTACTTTCTGGTAAAACAATCCATACTTCTTTTGCAATATCCACATAATAACTACCATAAAATTCAGGAAATACTAAACCATTTTTTCCTATATATCTTTCTTTTTTATCTATATCACATTTATCTTTTATAAATAATTCACTCGCCCAATCTCTATGCATATCGGACAAAGGATCTTCTAAATATTTTATTAACACTGGATCATGATTATAACATGCTGCAATAGAAACTTCCATCCCTTTAAAATCCCATTCTACTAATTTATGATTTTTTCGTGCTATAATAGGTGTACGTACCATGTTTTTTACTTCTTTATTTCTATTTGGTACATTTTGTAGATTAGGTGAATCACATGATGATCTATATGTAACAACTCCTTTTCCCTTTCTGCTTGTACCTAAATTAAAAAATGGATGTATAATACTATCTGTATGTTCCCGTAAATATGGCATAATATATGTACTCAATACTTTTTCCCATTTTCTATATTCAAGTATATTTTTTATAATTGGTAACTTTATTTTTTCTAAAGATGCGTGATTAACAGATAAACTACCTTTATTAGTTTTTTTACCTTTTTTAATTTTCAATATATTAAATAATAAATATCTTAATTTATCTGGTTTATTAAATTCAAATGGTTCATCCTTATCCCATTTTTTTAATATACTATCATTTTTTATTTCTTCTTTTAATAATTTTAAATTATTACTTATTTCATTTTTATTTTTTTCTATTTGTTCTATATCTAATCTAATACCATTATTTTGACATTTTAATAACCATCTATTTCCTTTAATAAAAAGATTATATGCATCTAATAAATTACCTTTTATATTACTTATTTGATATTCATATAATTTATATGTGAATAAAGAATCTAATCCATTATATAATAATACTTTATCTATTATTGCATTTTCAATTTCATTAAAAGAATTTGTACTTTTATCATTACTTTTTAAATACTTGTCAACATCCTCATCATAACCTATTACACCATATCGTATATATGTCCAGAATTTTAATTGTGTTGTTTTTCTATTATCCAGTACAGATTGACCTATCATTGTATCCCATGTTCTATTTTTAATAGTTCCATTTAATATAATGTTAGTCCACATTTCCTCAAATTTAATATTTTGTGCTATAGGTAATGCATGCGGTGAGCAAATTAACTTTTTAAATACATTCTTAAAATCATCATTATCAAAAAATGGAAAAGCATAAGAAAATAATCCATCTGAAATAGATACTGAATATATACAATGTCCTTTACTATATGGTTTTAATCCATCGGTTTCATAATCAAATGCAAATGGTACTTTTTTATTTTTTATATCTTTAATACATTTTATAGCCTCATTTACATCTTTAATAATGATAACATCGGATTCATAATTATGAATATAAAAAGCATCATCTATAGTTTTTATTGCTTTTTCAATAGAATCAATCCAGTTTCTTTTTAATACTCTATCCCTATCATTTTGTAGTATATAACCGATATCATATATAGGACATATCCATTTTTGTAAATGCTGATCTGGTATTCTTTCACCTACCCAATCTGAAAAAGAAACATTTTTTATTCGTCCAGAAATTCTATCACCTATTATACTATTTAATGCTATATCACCCATTACAATAATAGTTTTAGGATTATATGTTTCTATTGTTTTTAATAAAAATTGATGACATATCTTTATTTCTTTTTTTGTAGGTAATCTATTATCGGGAGTGTTACATATAACAGCATTTGTCATCCAATAATCACGATCTATATTTTTTATATGTTCATTTAATAAATCTATATGTTCTGTTTTTTCCGGACATGTACCAACAATCAATATTCTTTTTTTACCTTCACCTTTTACTTTTATTATTTCAGATGATTTACAGTTTCTATTTAATCCACAATCACTACAATCCATTATTCTATTATGAGATTTATTTTTAATTGGTGTTATGTCTAACTCTTTAAAAAATCCTTGTGGCATTATTTGTTTTCCTCTAATTTTTTAGTATAATAATTTAATTCTACACGAGCATCAACAGAAAAATATTTTATAACTGTACTATCATAATTAGCAATACTTATTTTTTTTATTATTACACCTGTATTATTTTCATCTTCATTTATTTCTATTGCTGCCCTTTCAGCAGCATCCTCAAAACTATATGCACCTATTGTTTGCCATTCACCACCATAATAATCCCCATATAAAAATAAAAAAGTTGTTAGACAATCCTCAAAATCATAATGCTTAAAACCACATTTAAAACACTTTTCCATAATATTTATTTCTCCTCTTCTTCTAATTCTAATAAAGCAACATCCATATAATAATTTCCTTTTTTAATTATTCCCTCATCAATAAGGGAATTTAAAGGCTTATACATTCCCCATTTAGGAAAATCAATATAATAACAACATTCTTCTCCATCATATGTGATTACACCAATTACTGATAATATATCTGTAATAAAATCATAATCAATATATACTTCGACAATATCATTTTCATACAATTCCCTTTTTTCTTTACTACTATCATGTATACCTATATATTGATCTTTATTTATAACATCTTCATTATATATACAATTTGCTTTTATCCATTGTTTAATATCCCCATTTTCTATTTGTTTTAAAGTGAATATTTTTGCAAAATAATATCCACTTTCTTTTTTAACTGAATATCTAAATCTAATATCTTCCATTATCTTCATTTATTTATCCTCTTCTTCTGTCATATAGTTAGACATAACATATGTATAATTATCTTTTATAAATAAAACACATGTTTTTTTACCAAATTGTTTTATACATATTTTACTACTTATGTTTAATCCAGCTTTAAAAAACTCCGGACTTACATATATAGTCATAGGTTCAAATTTATTTTTTGTTTCACAATTCCATGTAATTGTTTCATTGTAACTTCCAGTACTCCTTTTTGATGAACATTCAATTTTTTTACTATCTATTTTTAGACATATAGCATTATATGAATTTATATTTGTAGAAAAAGATGATGCTTTATCTATTAGTAGTAACATTTGAACAGGTAAAACACCTTCTATTACATTTTCTTTTTCAATAATATCATTATATACATTCATACTTTTTTCAAATGGATAATTAGAATCAATCAATCTTCCAAATGAAAAAAATACATTATTGTTTTCAGAAGAAAAATAAATTCTTGAATTATCTATATATATTTTAGATACAATACCTTCAAATTTTAATAGTTTAGATAATCTATTTTCATCCATCCAAAATGAATGAACATCATTTTTTATATCTAACCATGATATACACATTCCATTTGTAGCCGTTATACTTTTTTCAGATATATATATACCATTTTTTTCAGTATTATTATTTTCTATTCTACATATTTTTATGTTATTAAAAAAAGTAATTGGTAAATCTTCATATATTTTTTCTTCTGCATTTATTTCTTCTATGAAACGATTCATATTTTTTTCTAATAATGCAATTGTAATTTTTGCTTTTCCACATTTAATATTCCAATTTGTATCATCTACATCTAAAATAATATCACCTGATAATTTTGATATTATTTTGTGAAATTCATCTGCTTTTACACATCCATTTAATTCTTTTAAATCATCACCTAAATGAATAACTACGGAACATGTATTATTCAAACTATATACATATCCATTTTTAAAATAAAAACAATCCGATCCAACCATCATTTTATCCAATAGATCTATACCAGGCATACACTTTTTTAATGCATCTAATAATATTTCCTTATTAATTTTCATTTTAATAACTCCTTTTCTCTTACAATATCAGACATAAATTTAAAACTAAATTCCTCACCACTTTTTAAAACAATAACATAATAATCACCTTCTTTTTCATAATAAAAATTAATTATTTTTTTATTTACTACTATTTTTTTCATTCCTTCTATTTGTTCTTCTGTATACATTGTCATAATAATTCTCCTTATAATATTTTATTACTCTTATTAAAAGTAATTTTTTTAACATTCTTTACAGATTGCAGATAATAGGATTTTTTTAATTCACATCCTGCAAATCTTCTATTTAATTCTAAACCTTTATATCCCACAGTACCAATTCCCATAAATGGATCTAATACAATATCATTTTTATTACTCCACATAGTTATACATCTATGTACAGTATCTAACTGCAATGGGCAGATATGTTTTTCATCCTCTGCGTCCCTTGCATCTTTTTTTTGTAGTACATGTGTCTGTCGAATATCCATCCATACCGGACTGGCGTATAACTGCCATACCCGATGATTATAATTTAATGTTTTTAATTTTTCTAATTCTTCTTTTGTATAATCTTTTATTGCAGAACAAAGTATATCATTTTCTATTTTTTGCATGTCAGGTTCAAATTCTTTTTTACCTTGATAAGTACCTAAACCTATATATATATTATGTTCTATAGGATATGGATTGTCTCCTTTTTTTCTCATAGTAATAATATAATCAGCCAATCCTTGACGTGAACACGATGAGTCTTTACATAGCTGTTTATATAATAATCCTTTTGCATTTGTTCTCACTGTTTCAATCAATGGATCTTTCCATATTGTAACTGGACTATGAAATAAAAAACCATTATTTTGAAAGATTCGTATTATATCACCTGGAAAATCTTTTAATGCAATTATTCCATCCCATGCTTTTTTTGTGGGAACATGTGAACAATGTATTGATACACATCTACCCGGAATGGTTATTCTATACAATTCTTTAATAAGATAATTAAAATGATTCCAAAATTCATCATTATTTTTTGAATTTCCCATGTCCCTTTCACTATCTGAATATACATATAAATCCATAAATGGTGGAGAAAATAAAGAATACCCCACACTTTCATCGGGAAATTCGTTTAATATATCCACAGAATCCCCATTATACAAACAATAGTTATCATTTAATAATTGATCCATAACTTTAATTTTACTCATTATCATTTAACTCCTTTCTAATAATAACATCAACTGTTATATTATCATTTTCATTAACAATATAACCAGCTAAAAATAATTTATGTTTATTTATTTTTTCATTCCAGAACCAATCTATATTTCTAATTATTTTCATACCATCTTTAGCTAAACATGATTTAGGAATCCATATAGCTTGAAATACATTTGTTTTATTTTTCTTTCCTATTATTTTATATCGTATTGCTTTATTATTAACATAATAACAAGCTTTTTTAATTATCAATAATTCAACTAACATCTGTATAACTCCTTAACCATTCCGGTATTATCATATTTATATTAGGTTTATAAGAAGATGCATGGTCTTTATTTCCTCTTATATCATCAATAATATATTTTTTAGTATGCAAAACCATTTCAGAATACATTTTATTATGGTCTCTTTCCTTTCTTTGAATATTTTCTATAGTGATATTTTCAGAATCACAAACTACTATAAAAACATTTACATTGTGTAATTGACCATATCGCCAGAATCGTCTAATAGCCTGAAAAAATTGTTCAAACGAATCCGATAAACCACAGAAAAAAACATTATGGCAAATTTGCCAATTCATACCATGACCAGCTATTTTCGGCTTAGTAATCAATTCTTTTATTTTACCTTCTGAAAAAGCAAGTAGATTTTTTTCTTTTATTTCTAATTTATCACTTCCTTTCACTTCAATAGATTCATTTATATTTTTATGTAATTCTTCAGATTCCTTATTTAAATCACACCAAATACAAAAAATATTATCTTTATGATTATCAATATAATTTTTAATCCATTCTACTTTAGCTGATAATGAATTCTTTCTTGCTTTTCTTCTATCATTTAATGACATTTTAGAAACATCTACATCAACTAAGAAAAATTTATTTTCATTTTTATATTCTTCTTTTACTTTTATAATATCTATATGTAATTCCGGTAAATTAAAATTAAAATCATATCCTAAATCGGATGGTTCATTCATAAATGCTGCCCATGTGGACAGAAATTCCCAGAATCTTTTTATACCTTGTTTTTTCAATCTCCATTTAGTAGTATCACTTCCATCATGTGTAAAGTACATAGCTAACATTTCATTGTAACTCATCACATTTAAATGTTGACAATGATTTCCTAATTCCATAAAATCATTCGGTGAAGGTGTTGCACTACAACATAATTTATACGAATAATCTATAAACATTTCAATCAATTCATTTCTTCTTTTTCCATCTAAATTCTTTAGTATAGAACTTTCGTCAAAAATACAATCGATATAATCAGCAGGATCTATTTTTGAAATTGATTCATAATTTATAATATGAATATCACTTTTATAATTTCCTGTATTTCTACGAATATTATATATGTCTAATCCCATTTTATCATGTGCTTCTTTTCTTATTTGTTCTGATACTGCCAATGGTGCAACAATTATACTTTTTTTACCAGTTTTTAAATTTACTTGTCTGGCAAATTCTAACTCCATAAAAGTTTTACCTGTACCCGTACCTGTAAATAGACATGCTTTTCCTTTTTTTAATGCCCATAATGTCAAATCTTTTTGATAATTAAATAAAGTTTTATGTATGTCCTTTTTATCAACTTCAAAACCATGATAATGAGATATTTTTAATTTCTTTTGAATAAAATCATTATAACTCATATATCTAATACCCATTCTAATAATTTTATTTTTATATCAATTATTTTAAAATCATTACTAAAATAATTTTCAACATTATTTCTCATACCAATTTCTATTCGTTCACACTCTTCTAATCTCTTTTCTATTTCTTCTTTAGTTTTCATCATATATACTCTCCTTATAAATTATCTATATTCTCAATAAGTAAATCCTTATTAAATCCTCTAAGATTTTTTTTAAAAAAATTATCAATAATTTCTTTTTTATTTTTTAAATTATCAATGGCTATTTTTCTATTTTTACCTATATACAATTTAACTCCTTTCTTTCCCTCTGATATAGCAAAAATTGAACTATTTAAATACCAACCTTTACTATCTCTATATGCATTTTTTTCAAATTTAAGATAACATAATTCTTCATTCATAATATTCAATCCTCTTATATCATATATTTATTTTACAATATCTTTGACATATCGACTATCTAAATAAGGCTTACCTATATCAAGGCATTGTAAAATTATAGCCTCATCCCAATTCTTTTTTCCATCACGTTCAATCAATTGTGTAACTCTGACAGAATTACATAATGCATCATCTTTATTTTGATTTATAACAATCATTTTTCCAACATGTGCTAATTTTCGTATATCTTCACCAGTATCACTTTCCGTAGCATCCCTTGAAAATGTCGATCTACCAGAATGAGTTGCAGATACAACCAATATATTTCTATCTTTTGCAATGTGTCTTACTTTTACCCATTTATCATTTATTTCATTTCTATGATCCCCAGTAAAATATTTAGACTTATTAGCTATATCAATAAAATCAATTATAACAATGTCAGGAATATAATTTTCATAAAAATAAAAGTTATCTAAATATAATTCTATATCTTCTATTGTATTACTATTAGCAGGAACAGTAACTATTTTATAATCACCACATTTTGACATTTTTTTAAACTTTTTTTGTTCTTTTTCTATATTATTTAAATTTATTCCTTTTTTACTTATAATATCTTTTTCAATTTTCCATTTATCTTTAATACCACTTTCTACAAATTTAAATATTTCTATATCTTTGCTTTTTCGTGGTTCTCCAACTAATCCTGACCATGTCCGTCTTATTCTTTGTGCTTTAGTCATTTCTAAATCAAATAAAAGTACTTTATAACCATAAAACATTGCCACTTCTGCCAAGTACATTTGGAACCATGATTTCCCCTTCTTAGCAGCTGCCATAAAAGCAATTAAATCACCTCTTAAAAACTTCCCGCATACCTCACCTAATACACCTGGAAAAGAAAATAATATTTCATCTTCCATCATAAATGCATTTTTTATTTCTTGTGCATCATATAAAATAGATACACCTGTACCATACATTTTTTCAACTCTTTTGTAATTAGCTAAAAATTGCTCACCTGCTAAAGGATTATTATTATTTACTGCCAATTTTATTTTATCAGATAGTATGTCAAGTGATCTAATTTTTAAATAATCAATAGATTGTTTTAAAATAAATTCAATATCACCTGTGACACTGCTATTTTCATACTCATCCGATATGGACGATAAAAAATCAGATACATTTTCAACATGATCTTTATTTTTTATTGTTACAGATTTCTGATAAAAAATGTCTTTTATCTGCTTACCGGGTGAAGTTTTAAATTCATTAAAATATTCTAAAACCCATTTACTTATAGTCTGTCCATATGGACTATTAAAATAATCTGGTTTTATTATAGATTGTATTTCCTTTAAATATTTAGATGATACTATCATATAAATAATAATCTGCCTTTCCTGAAATAAATCAATTCGTTCTCTATTCATATACTTTATTTCATTTAATCCATTCAAATTCTAAATCACAATTATTTAAAATAAACACAAAGGTTTTCTTTTTAAATGTTGCTTTTTACATTGACTACATTCTGCAATCCATACTTTTTGTTTATATCTTATTAAACTACTACCTTTTTTATTTATTTCACTCATAAAACATTTAATCCAATTTTTATATTTATTTTTTACATGATCCTGTTCTTTTTTATAACATGATAATTTAAAATTATTACAAGTACATCTTTGTTTATAACCGACAAATATTCCACCTTCAGTAAATCTTTTCATAAATTATCCCATCTCACTTTCAACTTGTTTATAAATCCTAATTATTTGTTTTTGAATCGGCCATGTAATATTAAACTTTTCATTTTTTCTTATCTTAATAGATATATCATCTATAAAAGTGATATCCCATTCACTCATATTTTCATCATTTCCATACTCTTCTATAAAATCCATTTTCTCAATAATAGATTCTCTTAATTCTTGTTTGTCTTTCATTTTATTTACTTCCATAATTCTATATCTAAATAATAAAAATAAGCATTACTATTAGTACTATAATTATCTTTGTGTGTAATTCTTACTATTTTTAAATGCCTACCTTGTGAATCTTCAATATTATCACCTTCTATTGGTCTACATACTAAAAACTTCGGCCATAAACTACTTTTATAATCATCTAAATTAGTATGACAAAATACAGGAATTAAATTTACTGCTTTTATTATTTCCATTAACTCTTTCTTATCCATTTTATTTATCTCCTTTCTTTATATATATTAAGTTTTTTATTTTTTCATCAGAAATAGGAATCCACATAACTAACTTACAAATTTTATAGAAAAAATGATTCTTATATACTTTTCCTACTCTATCACATCCATCTACCATAGCGGATGCGTCTTTACCTTTATCATAAGCATCATTAGCATTTATCATTATTTATTTGTCTCCTTTCTTTCTATGCATCTTATTAAACTTTATTATAAATTTTAATTTCAACTATCTCATAATCCTTAATAAAATTTTCAATAACATATAATAAAACTGATTTAGTTGTTTTACCTTTTCTTTTTAATTTTAACTTTTTTCTATCACCTAAATTATCTATTAAAATAAATTCTATAAAATATATATTCATTTCCATTTTATTTATTCCCTTTCAATCTATTAAATAAATCATCTAAAATTGAATTATCAAATAATGTTTGATTTTCTTTTCCGTCTAACACTTTACTAATCACATCATATTTCTGTTGTAATAATTCAACTATATGTTGTTCTATTGTACCATTTGCTACTAAATAATAAGCAAATACAGAATCGGCCATTTGTCCTATTCTATGTACCCGATCTTCAAATTGTATATGGTCGGCTGGCGTCCATCCAAATTCCACAAAACAAGATGCACTTGCAGCCGTTAATGTTATTCCTACCCCTGCTGCTAATATCTGCCCGAAAAACAATAATGTATTTTCATCTGTTTGAAATCTGTCAACTATCGATTGTCTTTTTACAGATGGGACAGATCCATCTATTCGTACATAATTTTTTTTATTAAAACAACTACATAAATCATCTAATACGGATATATGATATGCAGATACAATTATTTTATTACCTGTTAAAATATAATCTTTTAACCATGATATTATTGAATCACGTTTAGCAAAATATGCCATACCTTTTAACTTATCAAAATCATTTTGTCTTTCTAATTTTTTTCTACTATCCATATTTTCTATGATACTATTTTCTTCTTCTATATATTTATCATAATATTTTTCATTACATTCTAAAGGAATTATAATTCTATTCTTTTCAGGAAGATCTTTTAATACTTCACTTTTACTACGTCTAATCATTATATTTTTTACTTCTCTATGTAGTTCTTTCCAATTGGATACACCTTTATATATCCATCCATAACCATTATGTTTAGGATTACAATATCTTTCTTTATATTTATAATAGTTAGGAAATTTATTTTTATCTAAAGTATTTAATACTGTAAATAATTCAGAAGGTTTATTTTTTAATGGTGTACCTGATAAAAATATAATATTATCATTACATACTTTTTTAATCTGTTTAAATGCCATAGTTCGTATTGTAGATGGAGTAGATAAGTATTGACATTCATCAACTATTATTCCTTTCCATTCTATATTTAAAAATGTTTCATACCAACCACCTGCTAATATAATTTTTTCTTTTTTCACTCCATCTTTTTCATATTCTACTTTTTGACCATAACCGAGTATATCATAATTTATAATGCAAAAATCAAAATCTTTTATATCATAATTTTTATTTCCATATAGAATAATAACTTTTTCATTTTCACTTACCCATTTATAAATTTCCCTTTCCCAATTCAACTTGATAGATGCAGGACATATAATAAGTATTGGTCTTTTTTCTTTATGTATTTTAAAATAAGATAATGACTCTATAGTTTTTCCAATACCCATATCATCGCCAATTAATCCTTTTCCTTTGTGGTATTCTAAAAATTGAACAGCTTCTAATTGAAAAGGATATAACTTTTTTAATTGACTTTTATCTATAGGTATATTTTTATAATTTTCTTCTGTATTTTCTTTTTCAAATAAACGAATACATGAATCGTCAAAATCAAATTCCCATTCTGCTAATTTTTCTATATTAGTATCTGTGGGTGGAACTATCCATTTTTTAGATTCCATTATAAATTCTCTACCATATAAAGATTTTACCTTATTTAATGTATTATTAAATTCTGGATCATTCCAGGGAAATTTAAAATGTACATATAATTTATTATCTTTATACATAACAGTTTTCATTTTATTTATCTTTTTCCTCATACAATTTAAATTTTAAAATCTTATCAACTATTTTTTTACATTTTATAAGAGGTATATATTTATATCTATTTCTAAAATCTTTCATAGTTAATATCCTTGGAGAACCACATTTTTGTAAAACATGAAAAATAAATCTATCTTTTACAAATTTCCTTTTAAATAATCCTATAAACATAATCTATTTCTCCTCATCATTCAATACAATTTCTTTTGACTTACACCACATATTATCTTCTATTGAAAATCTAATATTCATATTTTCATTTTTTATTGTAAAACCAACTCTATCATTTCCAGGCTTAATATTACATTCATGATAGAATAATCTATTTGCTATACTCATTAATTGCTCTGATGATATTTCTATATTTACATACAAATGATCATCTTCTTTATCATATTCAATCTTCATAATCTATTTCTCCTCATCCTTATTATTTAATACTAACTTAACAATACCATCTTCTATTATATCAGTATCAATTATACAATCAACATTAACTTTTTTATTTCTTATTTCTCTTTTTTTCTTTACTACCTTTTTAATATGTTCCCTATTAGCATAATCTTTAATTTTCATCTTTTAATTCCTTCTTAATAGATTTTAATTCTCTCTCTAATCTTTCTTTATATATTAAAAGTTTATCACATTCATATTTACAACTTTCAATACATTTTAATATTCTACTTAATTTATCTGTATGTACAATTAACTTTAAAGCTAATTTATAATCTGTTGATTCTATCAATATTTTTAATGTCATTTCTTCCATCTTTCAATTTCTCCTATCATCAACAATTATTTTAAATCCTAATTCTTTTCGTATGTATTGCACTTCATCATATGATAATTTATCAGGATCTTTTACTGTATGATTTATAGATTTAATATCTATTATTTCCGCTTGACAATTAAATGATGATAACTTGTATGCTGCCTGTCTTGCCATTTGATACGCTTTACTGTCATTATCAAACAAAAAGAAAATTCGTTTATATTGTTTCATCAATCTTATTTGTGACTCTGTAATGTTGGTTCCAAATGTTGCACAAAAATCATTTCCCATTCTCCACTTATCCATCACACCCTCAACCACACCCAATATATCATGCACACAATTATCAATATCATATAAACAATTTTTAATACTTATAATACTATTATCATCGGACAAATTTAAATATTTAGGATCTTCATCAATGATAGTTCTTCCTGTACAGGTGACAATTTTATTATTATAATAAACAGGTATTATAAGCCGATATCCCCATTCCCCTACAAGATCACCACTTTGCACATGATATCTGTTTTTTATATAATCAGGATTATAACATCTGTTATGTAAATAATCACTATATATTTTTATTAAATCATTAGTACCCGGTAATATTATTTTTTTAATTTCCTTTTTATTTTTAATTATAATATTTTGTAATATATAATCTTCTGTATATTCTTCACGTATAATTTTTAAAACACTACCATATAACATATTTAACAATTCACATAATATATCTATATAATGATGTTTTCCACATGACCAGCAATTGTATTGTCCACTATTGATATTAAATCCACCATGATTTGATTTATCATTACATACTGGACATTTTATATTTATCCAATTATTAGATGTATTTTTTCCATCTATGAAAGTTTCTATATTATAATCTTCTAATAATTTAACAATATTGTAACTCATTATATCCTCAATTATGACTTTCTACTATTACATTATATTTTTCTTCACATATCACATGTCCCATACAATATTGACATTCATCATGTAAATTATAATCAACACCATATTCATAATCATAGTAACATTTATTTAATTCATTCACTTTTCTTTTTAATTCTTTTTTACCGTGTTTTTCTTTATCATTTAAACTGTATATTAAACAAACAAATGAAAATATACCAATACAAAAAAGTAATAATGACCATAAAATAATACATACTAAAAATAAAACAATTCTTTTCCATACATAATTATGTATACATATTTTATACCATTCTGTAATAAATAAAAAACTAAAAACGCCTAATCCTATAAAAAAATAAATAAAACTACCTATAATATATAATATTGTCATTTTATTTCTCCCTTCTTTTTAAAAGCAACAATTCTATTTAATAAAGCATCAAGTATTTTTTCAGCTGCTTCTATAGCATATACTTTTGCTTCATTATAATCAAAAAATCTTTTTTGTAATTTACATTTATTTATTATTATAATAAATGGTGCTTTCTCATCACCTTTAGACATAGATGAATCCCATTCAACACAAATATCAAAACCATACCCAAATTGTAATGTACATCCTGTACCATATAATTTATTATCTATCCATTCATATTTATTTTCTTTCATTTTAATACCCATTCAATTCTACCTTGATATAATATCCATACTGATATCATATATGTTTTAGCAACTGATAATAATCGATCTTTATATTTAATATCTTTATCATTAATTATGACTAATAATATACCTGGTTTTAATCCTGTTTTTATACTATAAAATAATGACTGTCCTATCGCTTCATAAAAGTCCTTTGCATAATCTATTTCTATGGCATATTCATTTGTCACTATGTCTACCCGTGTTTTATCATTCAATACATATTCAGTTTTAATTTGACAATTACAATATTTTTTAAACATACTAATGGGATTATTTATTCCAAATGTAACTATTAAATCACCAATTATAAAAAAACAAATAACACATGATAAAAAAAATATAATTTTATATACTTTCATCTTTCCTATTTCCTTTCTCATTCCTCATTTTTAATAGTCCTCTGCTTTCCCCTCGGCCATAATATATATTGATAAAGGGGAAGCAAAGAACAAATTTCCATTCGGAGGAATGAAATAATATATACTTTCCTCATTTATAAACTTAATAACAAATACTACACTGTGGATGATTATTTATAGGATCATCCGTGTATACTAAACCTTTAAATAATATAGGTTTTCCTGTTTTCTTATTGATAAGATCATAAAGGCAATACTCATTTTCATACTTATCCCATTTCCAAATCTCAACTGCTTCTATTGGTGTTGTTTTAATTTCTATGTTTGGCATAGATCTTTCTATATTCCATGTTGACTCAGTTGTAATATCAGGATGATTATCAAGTACATTTTCATAGCCTTCGTCATCGTCGTCAACCAATTCACTTTTATCAATGTCAATAATAGTTCCATCTGCAAGAACAAAATAAGGTTGTCCATCTTCATTTATTTTTTGTTCTTTGATTGTTTTACCAATATAATTCCATGCAAATTTCATCTTTCATTCCTCCTATAAAATATTATTTAACAACAAATATTTTAATTAAAAATGGGGAAGGAATTTTTCCGTCTTCCCCATAGCACACCAAGTCAGACAATCTATATCAGATTGATTACCTAACTCTATTATATTCTACCTTAATACCCAGTTTTTTTACGTCAGTTGCACGTATTATAATTCCCTCTGGATGTTCATAATGACATGATTTACTATGATCATTTTCAGACCATATTTCTTCCGGAAAATCATTTTCAGATAATATCGTAACTGGTTCACCAGTATTATAATATAATAAATCATAATTTTTATCTATTCGTTTTCGTGCAAAAATATCTTTCTTTTCCATCTTCATTCCTCCTATAAAATGTATCTATAAATGCCAAATGTCCTATATAATTCCCCTCCCAGGTTACTATTTAACTTAAATTTTGTTTTGCTATCTTTTTTTCATAAAGGATGACTTCTTTAAAATATTTAAATCCGCCCGGCTTATCTGCTGAAATCCATTCTGAAAATTCTGATTCTACTCTTACCTTTACGACAATTATACTTTTTTCGTTTTCAGCTCTGATATTTTCATGCGGGATAAAAACAATAGTTTCAAAGCTGTCATCTTTTTCACCATCCGAATAAACAGTCCCGGTCAGCTTGACACATGTTGCACCACTTCCCGTTTTCTGCCATGTTACATAAAAATCATTATTGCCGTATTTTTTACCATATTCAATCTTTCTCATACTCATTCCTCCTATAAAATGTATCTATGAATGATTTTCTATTCCCTCATTCATTCTATATATATAATAATATCATTGTTATTTATAAAAGTCAAGCATTTTTATAAACTTTTTTAAATATTTATACTTAATATATGTTAAGTAATTTCTGATTTTAGCCATTGCCCATCTGGTTTTAATTGCACATTAAAAACACGATCACTAACATCTATTATAGCAGGATCATGAGTAACTATAACCATTTGTAATTTTAATGTCTCACTAAGTTTTTTTAATATTTCTCCTGCTTGCTTTCTTAGATTCATCGATAGATGTTTAAACGGCTCATCAAATATTATAATGGGATCTGTTTTTGATAAACTCCAACATGCTATACGCAAAGCGAATGCGGTAATATCAACCACTCCCCCACCTGTACTATTCATAGGATCTGTTTCTTCATCATCTTTCATAAAAAATAATCGTGCAACCGTTTTTCCTCTTTCAATAGAAAAATCAAGCACAAATTTAAATTCGGTAAATTCACATGCATCAAGCATCATTTGTACTATATCCTCAATATGAAATTTTAATTTTTCTTGTGTAATTCTTGCCAATTCCTGAATAAATACTTGTGTATTTTCTATTGTTATTTTTTTCTTTTCCAACACATCTATATCATTTTTTAATACATTTTTATTTTTTATTAGTAAATCTCTTTTACCTTTATTTTCAGTATATATCTGTTTATACTCATTTATAGTTTTCATTCTATTTCTTCCTCATCAACTATATTACCTATTTTTTTTAATAATACATTTAATTCTTTTTCTGATTTTTCAATTTCTTTTTTTAGTTCTTTTTCTTTTTCTTCAGCATCTTCAATTGTAGAAAAACTATGTTCTTTTTCCCATTTAGTTTCTATACTTTCCATAGCACCTTTAGCTTTATTTTTTTTCTCTTTTTCATTTTCTATTTTTTCTTTTAACTCTTCAAATTCCTCAATTGTCATAACATCATTATTTTCTGGCATGGTCTTATTCTCCTTTCTCTTCATTCTTTAATTCAGATAAAAATATAATTCTTTCACGTTTAGAATACATAGTATATGTTTTTTTATTTTTTCTATATTCTCCTTTTTTACTCATTTCTTTAATTTGTCGTGCTCTTGTATTTCTCATAATTATTTTACCTCCATAATCAAATTATTTATATATGTTTCCATATCTTCATCTATATCATTATCATTTTTTTTCATAGCTTCTTCTATATTACTTATAAAATCAAATAAAACATTTTTATCTACTACAATCGATGAAACAAAAGATTCAATTCTATCACTTCTTTCTTTTTCCAATAATATATATTCATCTGTGACCATTTCTTTTTTATCCGGTATTTCTATTTCTTTTATACTATCATTATCAAAGTCAATCAAATATACAGATGGTATATAATCAATCATATCAGCTGTCTGTCTAATAATACAACCTGGATTTATAACATATCTATCTTTATTTTTATATATAAATTTATGATGATTATCACCTGTAAAAATCCATTTCACATCTGGATATTTATCAAGTAATGTTTGAGCATTTACCGCATTTTTTATATATGGTGGAATTTTATCTTTATATACAAGTGTATGAATAAATAATTTATCTATATCTTTTCTTAAATCTTTTAATTCTTCTCCGTAATGAATGGCTATTCCTAAATCATTTAAACTTCTTAATATATTCGGTTTTCCTACTAATCGCCATATAATACCAAATGAACTTTTATTTATATGTTTAAAAGAATTATAATATTCATCGTGATTGCCTGCTAATAAATACGTTTTTACTATTTCATTATATGTTCGTAATGCACAATCAAGAAATATATATTTAATATAATCAGATTCATTTGAACTATTAAATAAATCACCCACTAATATAATATCAGCATTATTATCATGTGCTATATTATATATAAATTTTAAAATATCTTTTTGAGTTTGCAACCAATCATTATCTAATCTACATCTTGGCTTATCCGCTCTAAGATGCCAATCAGCCGTTATAATATATTTATTTTTCTGTTTCATTTTTTATTTCCTTTCATTTTATTTCCACATAATGGACATATATTCGGTAATATACTATTATATTTATTTATCTTTTTATCACATATTTGTATATCATCCTTATACTCTATATACTGTACAATGTTATTATGTATTTCTTCATATACATCATGTGTATGTTGTAATTCTTTTTTTATTTTATCTATTACTATAATTATTTCACATATAGAATCTATATTTTTTCCTTTTTTATAATTAATTTGATGTCCTTTATATATATGTATATCTGAACATAGATTTTTTAATATTTGATTTGTATTATTTATTTTTATTATAAGTAAATCTATTTTAATTATATCATATTTAATAAGATCAATATATTCTAATTTTTTAATTATCTTTCTATTTTCATTATATACATGAATATCCGATTCAATTCTATTTAATTCTTTTTCTTTTTCTTTTTTATCATATATTATTTTATCTACTTTAATAATATAACATTCTATTTCATCAATATTTACTTTATTGTATATTTCTTTTTGTAATCTATAATTTTCTATTTCTTTTGTAATGACATCATATATATTATGACTATCACATACATGCTGTTCTATTTTTTCACCTTTAATAATTAAAGGATTTATAATGTCAATCCATTTTAATTTATCTAATTGTTTTATTGTTTTTTCATATTCTTCATTTTTATTTTCTATACTTCTTTTATTTTTTCTTTTATCAGATTCAATTAATTTAAACATATTATCTATTGAATCTAATTTTATAATTTGATTTAAAAATTCGGCTGCTTTACCGGATGAATCAGACAATAAAAAATGGGCATCTAATTGTTTTTGTATATTTACATCATTTATGTTAATGACATGTTTTATATCATCGGGAACATCTCTATTTACCGCAGTATACTCATTTTCATTTATTATATAACCATTAAATAATTCATTTCTTTTTCTTTTTACTTTTCCTTTATCAGTTTCTATAATAACAGAAACACCATCACCTGATATTTCTATTTTATCTTTAACTTTCTTTTTTTGCCAATTAGATATAAATGCATACCCACCAGGCCGATTAGTCAATACCCATAACATGGCACGAAAAATAGCTGTCTTTCCCTGGTTGGAATCACCAATTATAGAATTGACACCCTCTGAAAATTCAAGTGTAGTATTTTCATGTGATTGAAAGTTTTGTATTTGTAATGATTTTATCACTTTCCTTTTCTCCTTTCTTTTCCCAATATTTGACCATATTTTTTAAAAATTCTATTTTACTCTTAAATGTTTTTATTCCTTTTAATCTCCCTAACCAATATCTTTTTTTATCATTAGGTAAACATTTTATAATTCTTTCATATAAATCTTTATACTCTATAAACATAGGATCTTTTTCACGATCACTTTTATTTATAACCCGCTTTGTCATATTTTTAAAATGCTTTAAATAAATGTCCATTATATTTTTATTCTCCTTTTCAAAATCTATCCATCCAATCCTAAAACTTTTTTAATTTCGTTTTTCTTTTCAATTTTTCCCCATTCAATATATTCTCTACATAAATAATCAATATATGCATTCATATCATCAACAGAAATAATTCTTAAAACCCATTCCTGTATATTTTTTATAATATAAATATAATCAACTTCTTTTTCTATCAATTCTTTTATAATTATACCTTCTTTTGTATTTTTCATAATAAAAACCTTTTTACCATAAATATTTGCAATCGAATATGTATCATCATTTTCCAATATACCTGTATACAACTCGACAAAATCATTACCAAAATTATTATTACTATCACCAATATATATCATATTATACATCCTCCTTATAATATTCTCTAAATACATTTTTTAAATTTTCAAACATTTCAACTCTTTTACTTTTATCTATCATTATTTTTTTAATAACAACATTATCAAGTAATAATAAAAAAGCCTTAGTTGATAAAACCCATACTTTATATTCTATTTCATCAGGGACAACTATAAAATCAAATAAATCATTATCTAATTGTAATTTTAGATTTTCAAATTCATATTCTGGTTTACCATTACTAAAACTATCTATTTTATTACATCCTTTTCCATAAAATATATGAGCATCTTCATTTATAGAATCCCATGTTTCATTTGTAACCACATAATCATAATCAGAATTTTTATTACTTAATTCAAATAAATTACTTCCAGTATGATAAAATCCTTTTATTCCTTTATCTTTTAATTCTTTTAAAAAATCTTTTACCCATCCATGTGTAATCTGTATTGGTTTTTTTGACATATTTTTTATTCTCCTTTTCGTTTTCTTTTCAAAAACATACTTATAGCAATTGATAATGGTGCAATAATATCAATAAACACAGCCGGAAATACAGATAACCAAAATTCTATATACTTTGCATTCACTTGTAAAATATCAGATACCCATAAATAAAATGATTTACTTTCATTTGTCGTTTCTTCAATTGCACCCACACTATCTATTTCATTTTCACTTTTTGTAATAAGATATTCTTTTTTCTCTTTTCTTTTATCCACTAACATAATATATAATTTTTCAATACTTTTATTTATATTTTCTACTTTTTTATAAGCATCCCAATACTCCCATGCATTTTCTTGTCTATCTTCCGGGGATTCATATTTTTCCATTATTTTCATAAATGGTTCTCTTTCACGTTCTTTGTTTTCTATACGTTTTACAATATCTTTTTCTTCTTCTAATAATAAATTATATGTTTCTCTCTGTATTATAACTGTACTATTATCATTTATATTTTTACTTATGGTTTTCATTCTTGTATTATATTGACCGGCAACAGTACTTGTCATCGAAAAAATTAAAACCACAGACCATAATCCTATAAATAAAATACATAAAGGAATATATTTTTTACCATTTACAAACATAATAATAATTACTTCAAATGCAATTACAGAAAATAAAACCATTATAGCACTTAATAAAAAAGCTAACCACCTTACAAGATAATCTATTAACCATATACCAGTATAATAAACACTTAAAATAATAGCTCCAATTCCAATAATTCCCATACATACTTTTATTATCAATAAAGGAATATCTGTAAAATATTCCTTTACTTTATCTTTGACTTTTTCTTTTATATTCTTTTCTTCTTCAATAGCATTATTTTTTAAATAACGAGTCCTTTTTAAAATAAGAAATTTATCTTTTTTTAATTTCTGATAAATATTACTTGCTATACTTTTTGATATTTTAAATTTAGATGATACCTCATCCAATTTAGGAATTCTTCCTTCTTCACTTTTAAATTGTAATATATACTTTTTTACATCTGAAATTAAAATATCACTCATTATCATTATACCATATTTCTTTTATTTTATTTATAATTTCAGTACTTGAAAGTATGGAACTTGAAAATTCATATATTAAACATTGTTCTTTATGTTCTAATTTACAATAAATACCAACTGGATTAATATATAAATGATCATAATAATGTATAGATATACCATCCGGTATATCATTTTCAATTGTCTTTATGACAGTACCCTTATTAAATATATCATTTATGTGTAATTGTTTTATTATATCATCACCTATAATATATTCAATTGTCAATTTAATTTTATGACTATTAAAATTAAAAATAAAATCAAATACCTCTTTTCCCTTTTGATACTTTTCTTTATATACATCAATTGTCATTGCCATACTATTTATTTCTCCTTTGTATTTGTAGTTTTTTCAAACAAAAACCATAATTCACCTGAATTCATACAGGTATCATAAAAATCTTTTGTTTTTAAATTATTAGCATGAGCCCAATATAATATAGTATTTATTTGTAACTTACTAACTTTTTTTGTACATACAACTCTATAATTATTAACATATTTATTAATTTCTATTGTCAATAAAACATATCCTTCTTTTTCAATTTTATCTTGAGTTGAATTTAATATTTCTTCTGCAATATATCTATGTTCACGATTATAACAAGGATATATTATACCTTTTCGATCTATCCAACCACATTTTATTTTTGAATAATCTAATTTATAATTATATGATTGACTACCATCTACCATATAATATGAAAAATTAATAAAATAATTCATTTTTTTATTTGCATCTTCAACAGAACAACCATGAGGACAACAAAATAAATCAAGTCCATCATTTCTTTTTAATTCCCAATATTTGGAATTATAATGACCAGTTTTAGGAACTAATTCTTTTAATGCACCACAACATCGACATTGACTTTCTGCTTTTTTTGTAGTCCATGCACCCTCAACTTCATAATCAATTATTATTTCCATAATATTTATTTCTCCTTTCTTTTCGCTTCTTTCTCATTAAAAGCGTCCACACCTCTTTTTAATTTATCTTTATCTGGTTTTAAATCAAAACCATACTTTTCTAATATCCATTTTATAAAAGCCGACCATGTTTTATTTCCATATCCAAAATTCGATAAACTCCAATTATCATATATTGTGGAATATTCATCTATCAATTTAAAAAAAGAAATAAATTGTTGCATATAACTATATATATTTCCCCCATAAAATACATAATTGTATTTTAAAAGATCTTTATGATTAGTATTAAACCAGTCATAAAGAATATTTACTTTTTTATAATACTCTATTTCATTCCAATTTTTATTCTTAATATATATTTCTGCCATTATTTGTATGTCTTCCGGTAATGATTCTTTTATTTTAATATGATTTTCATTTTTTAATTCCTGTGGAATATTACACAAACAATACAAAAACCATGATTTATGTGTACGGGGATTGTACAAAAAATCTGATAAATTATGTGTCAAACTGGATTTATCATATGGCCAATAACCATCTGTATGCATTTTATTATATCTGATAATAGCCTTTTTAAATAATAAATATATATCTGTACAGAAAAAAGTTTTGTTATTAAATATATCTATTTTTTTCTTCCATTCAGTATTCCATACATAACTATCTACATAACTATTATTCATAAAAGATAATAAATATTTTTGTGATTGAATAAGCAGTTTACTACATGAATCATTTTCTGTTTCTGGTAATTTATGCTTATTAAAAATAATGCTATTAGATAATACTTTTTTAAATAATGAATATATATCCTTATCTAAAAATAAAGATTTATTATAAGAAGTTTTAGGCGATTCATTAGAATCGTTTTTACTTCTCTTAGAAGTATTACTATTATCTATATTATTTTCTATACTATTATCTATATACGATTCTAAGTTTTCTTTAAAGCTGCCTTTAAGTTTTCTTTTATTCTGCTTTAAAGAAAACTTTAAAGCTGCCTTAAAGGAATTTAAAACTCTTCTTCTGCCATTAAAAAAAGATTGTTTTATATATTTTTGTTTTTTTAAATTGGAAATATGATTACTTATTGATGTTTTAGAAATATTAAACATATTGGAAAAATAATCATTACTTGCAAAACAACCTTTTCCATTATCTAAATTATCAATTTCTGCCCATAAACATTTTTCTATAATAGAAATATCTTTTGCAAGCCATATTTCTTTAGGAATCCATATTCCTTTCCAATCTCTTTTATTATTTTCCTCTTTTATTTGTTCAGACATTTATATTATTTCTCCTTTTATTATACATATAAAAATGCTGAAAAATAGCTTTTTCTATGTGCTTTATTTTTAAACCATGTTTTATATTCATCTGATTTTTTTATAAGTATACAAGCTGTTTCTGTTGCAAGTTTCCAATTTTTAAATTCATTATCAGTTACTACAATAAAATCATATTCTTTATAATAATAACAATGGAATTCTTTATAACCAATATTAGGTTTAAATTTTACTATTGATTCCCATTCTGAAATAGGAATAACATAATTAATATCATTTCCTATACCGAAAAAAACAGTAGTTCCAGTTTTGAACATAGAATTTTTATGTTTATATATTTCTTCAAATTCTTCTTTTGTTAATTCATCTACATAATCATCACTTGACATAATCTATTTCTCCTTTTCATTTTAAAAAATAAAAAAGACTTAAAGCAGCCTGTCATTATCTATAAATGACAGAATGATAAGATACCAACCGGGAAAGGAAAATAATCTTATCATTGGCTGCTTTAAGCCTTTAAATTTAAAAATACTATTTTCCCGGTTGATTTCAAAAAAGTTATTTAAAAGAACAAATTCACTGTACAAATATGATATTAAATCATTTATTTTAAAAAGTCAAGAGAAAAATAATATATTTATATAAAAAGTTTAAGAAAGTTTTTAAAAATGCCATGATACGACGAAAAACCACACTACTAATGATTTTTTATACATATATGCTATCTAAATACCTTTTTAAAAATATGACTGTTTACAGACGTTTTTCATATAGTACTTAACATATATATATAGTTATTTTATTTAAAAAAGTGCTTGACTTTTACAATAAATGGTATTAATGTATATATAGATAACATGCAAAACAGCATGAAACCAACAGGAGGATGAATATGGTAACATTAAATAAAATTAAAGAGATTGTTGGAAATAGAAAATTATATAATTTAAATAATACTGAATTGTTAAATTGTGCAAGAATTGCTATGATAGAACCTGCTATTCAATTCAAATGGAAAAGGATATTCAAATCAGTTGAAGAGATTTCAATATTAGATAAATTTGCACATTTAGGATGGCAAAGACATTCTGTAATGGATGTAATACAGAGCCTTTATGATTATGAATGGCTTTTTTATAATGCAATAGATGAGTTAGATTCTCATGGATTTATAGAAAATTAAATAGTAACCTGGGAGGGGAATTATATAGGATATCGGCATATATATTTTTATAGGAGGAATGAGTATGTCAAAAGAAGAATTAAAGAAAAAAATAAAACCATTAAAAGCTTTTCAGTGTATGGAATGTGGTAAAAAGATGACTGTAAAGGCAGCCGAAAAAGCATTTATGAATGGTTGTACAAAGTGCGGGAGTGTTGATATAGATCTTATTATTATATAAAAATTATTTTAAAAATAATTTAAAAAAGTGCTTGACTTTTATTAAAAATAGTATTAATGTATATACAGAAAGAGTGCATGAAAAGCACAAACATGAATGAGGAGGGTGATTATGATAGCAAGATTTGAAACCGGAAAAACTTACACGACAAGAAGCGTTGGTGATTATGATTGTATTTTTTCATTTACGGTGATTAAGAGAACAGCTAAGAGAATAACCTTGAAGGAATACGGTAAAGATATCACAACTAGGGGGATATACGTATATGATAATAGTGAATGCTGCAAACCACTTGGGGAATATAGCATGTGCCCGGTAATACGGGCGGATAGGGTATAAGGAGGGTGATTATGGACAGAAAAGAAGTAAGAATCGAAAAGACATATTTCAGGAACGATAGCAAATACGGACGGACAACAACCTTGATAGATGTAAAAACGGGTAAAACATTGATATCTGTTATGGGAATAGCAACAAAAAAAGATTGTATAGCAACTTATGAAGGCTTGCAAAGGAATGATATATAGTTTTATGGGAGGGGAATTATATAGGACATTTGGCATATGTATATATTTTATAGGAGGAATGAAAGATGAACGAATTGCAAAGAGTAGTTAATACGTTTATTAGTAATGATAATAATTTAAATATCATTATATACGAATTGGAAGATGGATCATACGTTAAAACAAACATAAATGTTATTCCTATTGATTCAAAACATATAAATATACATGAAACATACAATGCAGAAAATGATTCATATGTTTTAACGGCACAATATAATAGTAATTTATGTTATTGTGAAAAATGCCAACATACAAGGAATAAATAATTATGAAAAAGATTGAAATAATTTTTAAGTTAAGTCAACGATCAAGAAAATCATATAAATGGGAAAAATTTTGTAGTGGAATTACTGGACATTATATTAGTCATATAGAAAGAGAAATATGTATAAAACATCATGTGAATACTCCTGTAATTTTAAGCTTGCGGGAAATTCCATATATCAGTAATATATTAAAGTATAATAATGAATATGATGATTATGATTATAAAAAAACAAGAGAAGATTATTATTCACCTACATGATAAGGAGGAATGAAAGATGAAAGATAATAATAAATTAAATAGACACATTGTAAATACTGCAAAAGATTATGATATGGATTATGGGGTTGTTGAAAAAATAATAAAAGATAATCCTTATACTTATTATATTAAATTAGAAGAATATATTAAGGAAAGGAGAAATAAAAAGTAATAATAATTTTTATATATACATATATGATAAGGAGGAAATGATATGTTTTTATTTGACAAGTTAGCCATTAGTGTAATAGCCGGAGTATTTCTGGCAGGTGTAGCTATTGGCATAATGATCACCAAAGAACTGGAAACACCAAAATGTAAAAAGGAAAGGAAGAATGAAAAGTAATGAAATCAAAACTAAATACTTTTTATATTCGTATCCATTTTAAAAATAAAAGTACATCTTCATTTATAATAAAAAGTAAAAATATTAAAAAAGCTTTATTACATGTAATTAAATATAGTATAAATGAAAATGATATTGTTGTTAATATAGATATTAACAATGAAAAGATATGTAATGTATCATAAATTAAATAGAAAGGAGGAATGAAAAGTAATGAAAGATAGTCAAGGAATTTTAATTTTACCAGATGATAAATTAAAATCAAGTGAATTTAAACGATGCATTACCTATTGTACATTTATTGAAGAAAAAGAAGATTATGGAGTATTTGAATATTTACATGCATCTAAAAAACAATTTACACTTAATTAAGAAAATATGACTAATTCTAAATGGATTGTATGTGTAGAAATAAATAATAGATGTGGATAGTACATAATAAATAGAAAAGAGGGTATATCCTGAAAACGGAAAATACCCTCTCTCTTTATAAGGAGACAAATAAATTAAAACAATATTATTATGTGTGATCTTTCCAGGGAAACACAAAATATTTTATCTTTTCATTTTTCCAATTATCGCCATAAGCAAATGGATCATTTACATATCCATAAAATCCCTTCCATCCCTCTTGTATCATAGGATAACCCACTAATTTATTATAGTCAATCCATAATGTCGGCCATACCAATAATGAATGATTATAATGTTTGTGATCGACTACCATGTCATATGGTGACAATACATCAACAGGTACTCCATACCTGGCAATGTAAAATGCCATTTCTGGATCTGGTTTACCCATAGAATTGACTATTTCATATACACCATTTTTAATACAATTGTAATATGTCGTTGTAGTATTTGTCAAGTATATATTATTTTTTACAAGTATATTTTTTATGTCACATCCAAATTCTTGTAATCCCTCAAGTACAAACTGTCCGCAATATGTTTTATTGCCTTTTCTTTTCCATTTACCAGATCTTAATTTATCTATATATATAGTTTGTATTTTACTATTTCTTAATAAACTATTTTCTTTATGATAACCGAGTTTTTGTAAATCAGCATAAGGAAAATTATTCGGTAAAGACATATATTTATCTAAAATATTCATATGATAACCCTATTAAAATACCAATCATACTATTTATTATATATTTAATATAATTATCTTCACCTGTTGCAGCTGTACTTAATACACCTATTATAATACCACTAATAACCGATAATACATATTTCTTTTTTTCCTCTTTAATTTCTATAAAATCCTCAATTAGATATTGAGGGAATTCTATTTCATATGACAGATATCCTATATTACATATAATAGGTAAATTAGGATAAATAATTAAATCACCTTCTTTTGTCAATAACGCTATATACTGTACATTTGTAATAATAGGAATAGAATGTTCTATTACATCTAATTTTCTAATTTCTTCTATTTTTTCATCTTCTGTTAATGTACTCCAATATAATTTTATCTCATCATTTGTTAACGGTTCATATGTCCATACCGGTATTATCATTACTATCATCAATAGTAATATTACGCCTATCCTTAATTTCATGTTTAATTGTAAATTTAAATTCTCCATTATCTTTGATACTCCTTATAGTTTTAATGTCCTCATATACAAGTTGTTTTCTTTTTATAATAGGCAATCTTACTTTTTCCCATTTACCCTCACTATTTAATACTTCGATCTCATTTTTTACTCCGGGTATTTTTTTATAATTTAAATTTTTTAATTGTTTCTTTTCATTATATTTTTGTAATGCTAAAATAGATAAAACAACACTACCAATAATTAAAAATATAGATTGTATGTGTTTCCAAATAAAAACACTTATTTTTTTAAGTGTCTCCATTTTCTTTTTCTCCATTTAATTCAGGTTGAAACCATTTACTTTTTATAAACTTAGTTGATATATTTCCACCAACTAAAATTACAAATGATGCAACCATAGCCGATATTATTGTTGGACTAAGCATTTTAAATAATTCAATATTGCCTGTAAAAAGTAATGTGTATAATATACTTGTTAGTATTATCATAAGAGCAATAAAACCAAACATTTTTCTACCATTTATTTTCATAATGTAGTAACCCTCCTATTATTATTTTTATGGTAATGAATTTATAATTGTAACTGTTAAACCAATTATTGATAAAAGTGTTGGTATAGATAATCCTAATACCAATTGCCATACTTTAAAACCTTTATCTTTTGTACCTTCTTCTGCTTTTTTTACTTCTTCTATTTTTTCTACTTTACCTTTTAATTTTATAATTTCCTCTTTATTTTCATTTGTTTTGTCATATAATCTAACAATATCTTGTCTTTGTATTTCAGAATCTTTAAGAGAAGTATTTATAAATGCCTGAAAACTTTCTTTTAGGTTTTCTATTTTTTCAATAAATAAATCTTTAAGGCTTTTAAATTGTTCATCGACGTGTTTTATTTCACCAGGTGTCATATTTTTATTCCCTTCTGACATAATAGTAACCCTTTCTTTTTAAAAACAAATAAAAGGCCGTCTATGTTTTTTATATGACAATAGACAGCCTTAGGGTTACTATTGTTATTATAATACATGTGTGACCTGTCCTTATATATAAAGCTTAATTATGCCTTATATATCCTTTTTCAGTAAAATTATATACTAATTGCTCATTATTCCTACAATTATATTTTACTCTCATTTTTTCAATTCTTTTTGTAATTGCATTTTCTGATAAATAAACTTTATTAGAAATCTCTTTAATTCTATTTCCTTGAATTAAAAAATCAATTATTTTTAAATTTATTTTATCTTCATCTATTACTATATTATATAATTTTTTAGGAAAAAACAATATATAACAAAGAATAAATATATAAATAAATCCTATAATATATATAAATGCATTAGTAATAAAACTTGAATTAAATATTATTTTTATCATTATCGTTATAATAGTACAAATAAACGATATAATAAATAAATATAAATTTCCATGAAAATGATATGAGATATAAAGAAAAATAGCACCTTGTAATTCTCCCCATTCTCCAAATAAAATAGAAAAAGCAGATGCAGCTATAAAAATACAAGTATCTATTTTATAAGAATGAATAAATACATATATAAATAAAAATATAAAAAATGGTAATGCATATATAAATACATTTTTTTTATACACAATACATATTATCACGTTCATAATAGAAAATAATAAAAGTGTAAAAAAATTAAGCTGTTTTATTTTTGATTTTTTTAACAGTTTTAAGGATTCCACCATCCCTCCGGACTTGGCACTATTTCAGCCATTTTTTGTACAGATTCTTTTTGTATCAATTTATTTATTCTATTTTGATAATCTTCCTTATGATTTATTTGTCTATGGATACATAAAGCCCATTCAAAAAAATCAAGCATATTATTTAATTTTGTTTGATCTTCAATTTGACTACAAGGAATTCCTAATGCTGCTCTATCCCTAAGCGATCTAAAATTTTCATTTGCAAATATTGGATTGCCTTTTTTTTCTTCAAGAAAGATCCATTCTACAATTGCACCATACGCTTTATTTATCCCTAAATAATTAGGTAAATAATCCTTTAAAAATTCAATTATTGTCATTTTCAAATACCTCCTAAAATATTATATTTTATATTTTGCCTTTAATTTGCAAATAAAATTCATTATGACTTCCCTCATATTGTATAGCATAATTTAAAAAATGATATGGTATTATTGGATGTAAACAGTAATACATCCATCCAATTTCAAATATTGAATAATATATTCCCGCTGATATTGTACTACCAATATTAAAAGGTGAGAAAGTAAAATTCATTCTATTTTTTAATACAGGTACATTTATTTTTCCTTTTATAAAAAACAAATCAAAAATATCAGCTTGTAAATATCCATCTACATAATAATAATTTTCTGTGACACATCTATTAAATCTATGATCTATTTCATATAAATAATCAGTTTGATTTGTTACAAAAGCTAATTTTAAAGCAAATGTTAATATTATAAAACCCATTATATCCATTCCTCTATTTTAGTTTCTTGAATAATCGGTAAATCAATTAATTCTATTTTTACATTTGATGCCATTGTTTTTTCAATTCCATTTTCAAAAGTAATTATAAAATATTTTAATTCACTTACATTATCTTTTTCATCTATATACATATAGTCTATTTCTTGTATTTGTTCTTTATTTATTTTTATACATGATTTTATCTCTGACATTTTAATTATTTTATTATTTATATTTATTTTAATTATCATATGTCATATCCTTTCTTATATATGTATTATGCATTATCTCCACCACTATCTGAAACATCAGCTGTTCGTGTGCCTGCTAAATCAGCAAATGAATTTAAATAATTAGCTCCTGTATTTCCATTAGATACATTATGTTCTAAATGATTACAAGTATCAAATCCATTACCAGCATTTCCAGTTGCTCTCGAAAAACCAATTGTATTACAATCTTTAAATCCATCATTTGTGTTATTAAATGCATGATTATTTGTTCCATAATCACAATTATTAAAACCATCATCACAGTTACTGACAGAACAAAGAGAAAAATGATTTATAGCATTAAATCCATAAGCAACACCACCTGAACTATTTAAATTATCAATTGTTCCATTATTAAATTTTATTCCTGTAAAAATACCTGTACAAAGTAAACTACCATTCATTTGTGAAATATAAAAATTATTTATAATTGAACATCCATTAAAACCATAAACTATCCCATTTGTAGATTCTATATTTTCAATATATATATTATTAAATATTTCACATGCCACTAATAATGAAATATCATCATTTGCATTTACATTTGTTATATTACCATTATTAAAATTTATACAATCTGTTATTGTTTGAATAGACGATGTACCAATACTATTTAAATTGATATCATCGATTACATAATTACTTATATTATTACAATTATTAAAACAAGATAATACTAAATTATTAGTTGCATTTGTAGCATAAATAGTCTTTATAATAACATTACTTACATTTTTACATAAAGAAAATATATTTATTCCTCCTCCTGTTCCTGAATGAATCATATTTATTACAGAAATTTTTGACATGTTATTACATTTATAAAAACCTGTTAAAAGTGCATTTGTACTTACATTACAATCATTTATTTTACAACCAATATATTGAGATGTCTCATTATGTATAGCTGTTGTCGATCCTTCAAATACATAAAAATTGGTATTACTTGTTCTTGAATTTGATGAACAATTTATATATGTAACATTAGATGCATTTAATAAAAAACTTCTTTGTATTGCAATAGAACTTGCACTTAAACCTTTTACTATAATATTTTGAAGTATACAATCTGTTGTATCTATTTCTATATATCCTTGTGTATTCCAAAATTCAAAATATGTTCCAGGTTCAAAATAAAGCATAACACATGATCCTGTTTTTATATATCCCCATGTATCACCACCGGATAAAGGTGTACCTGTTCCAAACATTTTATATCCACCTGATAAAAATTTAAAATATACAGATTTAATATTACTTTTTATTTGATATTGATTTACACCAATTCTTTCTATTATACTATTAAATTCATTTTGATTATTTACAATGACACTATATATATTTGTAGTTTGTTGAGATATTACAATCCATTTTGAATTTGTATCATCCCATATAATTGTTATATTTTCATTTACAGATAAAATATAATCAGTTATTCCATCGGATACTAATTCTATATTTACTATATTATTTCCTGTCCCTATACATGAAATATTTACTGTACAACCATCTCTAATAGCACCATTAAAAAAACCTAAAATTTTATCGCTTGTTATAACATTTACAAAAATTCTATGATCTGGTTCTAATTCAGAAGATAAATAATCTTTATTAGATATTATAGTTTCAATTACATCTGCATAAGATGAATTTCTCATTGTATATTTAGCTGTTAAATCTGCTGTTATGCTTTTTGAATTTAAACTTTGTGTTATTGCAAATATATCAGTATCATTTAATTGTGTAGCCGGTGTTAATTGTGAAAATCTTAATGCCATATTATATATTCTCCTTTATGTATAAAATGTTTCTGTTAATAATTGTATATCGTCCTCAGTAACAAGAAATTCATATGCTTCTGTTAAATATTCTTCTGATAAAATTAAACCTACTCCGGAAGGTAATATTTGCAATAATAACATTGATTCTTCTAATGTATATGTTTGACCTACTACATAAATACCAATTTTAGCAGGATATTGAGGAACAAATTCTATATCATTTGTATCATATAAAAATCGTAAAGCAGATATTACCTTTTCAGGTTGACCTGATGATGTATTTATTTCAATTTTCATTTTAATTAAATATTTATAATCAGTATCATTTCTACCATTTCTATTTAATCCAATATGTATTCCTAATATATCTAATTGATTACCTTCTGCATTGTCAATCCATAATTTTAAAAGCATATCATATAATACAGTTTCTAGATCATTATATTGTCTATCATATGTTTTTAAAATATCATGGATATTAGAATCTTTAAAAAATTCTATTAACCAGGGATTTGTATTAAATTGTGAATAATCAACTATTTTTTCTATACTCATTTTATCCTTTTTATGGTAATAAATTTAAAGTGATTCTACTTTCATCCCAATCGGATACTTCATCATCTGCAATTATAATATTGGCTGATGTGTATGATCCAGGAGGCCCAATTGGCGTACTACTCACGGCTAATCTAATAACAATATCACCTACACCAGGTATACTATATATAGGTATAGATAATCTTTGATAAATTACATCTTTTCCAATATTAAAAGTCTGTCTACAATAAATAATAATTGCATTTATTATTGCAGTTTCTCCATTTGTAGGAAAAGTTTCTTCTATGTCAAGATAATAATCTATATCACCCCATAAATAAATATTTGTAGGTCTACTAAATTTTATTATTTGATTTCTTCCTGTACTATCAATAACATTTTTTGTAATATCTCCATACGGTTGAATTCCACTTGGCATATTTTCCCATATAACATTTGCTATAATTTGCTCATCACCTCCTGCTATCACCGTTTCAAAAGAATGAGGAGGTCTACCCGATACTGTTATATCAGTACGATTAGAAATAACTATACATGATGTGACATTAGGTACTTCTTGCAATCCAGCTTGTCTAATAGCTTCATCCGTAGCAGCACCTATACCAGTTAATAATTCACGTCGTCTTATTCTTAATTCTTCATCAGTTTCAATTTCTCTTCCTGATAATCCAGCGTAAATATTATTGACGGAATCTAATCCAGATATTGGATTTACTATAATGTTTAATGTGTTAGCAGGTACAGGTATCAAACCTTTATTTACTGATAAATAAAATCCTGGACTACCTTGATTATCTATTTGTAAATTACTATCAACAGAAATGGAAAATGGTATTGTGTCATTAGTAGTATATATTTTCCCTGTTCCGTCTAAATTATCGACTACAATAACAGATTCACTTCCTAAATCAATACTTACTTTTAATCCTGCTATAATTTCTATTTCTGTTGCTGTTCCATCCGATGTATAATCATAACTATTACCATTTATTGTAATAGTGTATAATTGATTATCCAATAAGTTTAAAATTGAAAAATCTATATCAATAACATTTGATAAACTAATTATGACTTCTTCATTAAGTTCAAAATTTTCATTACTTTCATCTTGTCTTATTAAATGTCCTATTGGTATAATAGTTCCTATATCACCATATAATACTACTATAGAATTTGAAGAAGTCGCAGCTAATCTAATTGTGCCAACTAAAGCCGATGCACCATCTAAACTAACATTTTCTGCTTTATCAGGATTGAAATTATTATAAATTGTTTGTGCTAATTCCCATAATGAAGATACTTTTTTTGTATTATTACCTGCTAATTGACCAAAAATAGATGTCGCACTTAAATCTATATCATCACCAAATGCAAATCTTAAATCATTTTCTTCTTCTAATAATATAGTTTGTAAATCTTTTATTACAAATCCTTGAGGAGTTATTCCATAATCAGCCATATATTTATAATCTCCTTTGTATTATATACTAACATTTATTATATTTCCATTTGTAAGTTTTGCTTGAAAATCCAATGATAATTTTCTAATAATATTATTATATGTTAAATTAAAATTAATTAATTCATCTATAGTTTCTATAGATAAAATAACAGTTTTAAAAATATCTTCTATTAGTCCTATATTAGGATTTTTAATAAAAATATTTTCAAAATAAGGTATACCAATATTTATATTTAAATACCATTCACCTTTAAAAACTTTTAAAATAATAATACATTTTTGAACAGTATAATCTATATCATTAGTGGTTAATTGTAAATCTTTATTCTGTATTATGAGATTATTTGTATTTTCAATAAGTAATAAATCTTTCATTCTGTTATCTCACTTTTTAAATTTAAAAATTCATAATTTTTAGGATTATCTATAGCACTAATTAAAATTCGTATAATATTATTTATATTTTTTTTATTTATTTTATTTAAAATAATTTGTTCTGTTGATAATACAATATTATTTTTTATTATTTTATTATCAATTATTGAATATAAAGGATTTCCAAATTTATCATGTATATTTCCTTGTAATATTTCATCATTAGGTATAGGATTATTTTTAAATTTTGGTTTTTCATTTTCTCCCCATACTTGTATTGTTTGTATGTTATTATTTTTATCTAAAATATATTGATATACTATCATTTAAAATATCCATTTATTGCTAAAAATAAAAAATTACTATTTAAAGTAATATCTTGTTTTCTGTATTGAATAACAGCATTACTATCACATTCTATTATTATTTGACTGCTAAATGCCATTGTTATTCCTGATGCTAAATTATTATATCGTATTGCTACGGATGTATTTAGATTTACATTATCAATTGTACTTCCCTTAGGACGTAATAAAAAAGCAGATGTATCATCAATATTATTTCCAACAAGTTGAATAGCATATTTTAATAGTACGGCATATGCACCTTTTTGCACCCAAGTATTAAAACTTACATCTGTCCATGTGGGTGAACTACCTGCTAATAACGTCCATCCATTCGGTCTTAAGTTTTCAGGTACAATTATAAATTCTTTTGCCTTTCTTTTCCATCCATATGAAGTTGCAATTAATTCTACATCATTTTTATGTGTTGAAACATGAATATCAAAAATAGGAATTCCTTCAATATTATCACCACTATCAGCTACAAGGTGAATTCTATGCCCTGCATTTTCATTTATAATAAATATTCTTCTGCCAATATTTGTTGCAATTGAAGGAAGAAAAATATTAGGATCAACTGCAACACCTATACTTTTTATTATAATTGTAATATTACCAGTATTTTCTGGAACTATATAATCACTATCTATTTCAACTACTTCATTCCAATAATCCTCAGTTTTATTAAATATAGCATTATATCCATCTTGAAAATTATAATTATCTTCTTTAGGAGTTGGTAATCCATTAATATATGATTGCATTCCATTTGCCATTAAAACAGACAATTTACCTGTTGCCATTATGCACCTCTCAACTTTACTATGCCTGCATTTACCCCACCATGAGGAAGACCTGTAAATGGATCAACTGGTAGTATATTTGGTTTCCAAAATGATGCATCATTACTATTTAATGTTATACCAGTACTATCAATTGTTATTTTATAATTTTTATATATAATTTCTGTTCCTATGACAGTACTTGTTTTTCCAGGATTAGAAAAAGTATATAATCCAGGTAAACATATAGCATCTGTTAAACTA